CACTTTGCTACAGAAACAGAGGAGAAGATAGGTTGCTTCATGGTAGAGGATAACATTGATGAGACAATCAGGAAGGTTGTGAGTGTACACACAGCAGAGAACTTACAACTAGTTAAACCAACAGAGCTTAATGTAGATAACATCATGGACAAGGCCATTGAGATAGGATTCGGCACAAAGATACAGTTACACAATGATGGTGGTGGTAGCATTGACCTTGAGGAAATGTTTTCTAAGATAAGATACTTTGTAAAGGGATTAGGTTGTAGTATAATATTAGTAGACCCATTACATACTGCAATTAAAAACCTAAGTAACGAGAACATTGAAGAAGTCATGGACAGATTTATTAAGTTATGTAAAGAAACTAAGTGTGCAGTTATACTAAGCACACACACAAGGAAGCCTGACGATGGCTCACATCCTCACAAGATTAGTGAGTATGATGTCAAGGGTAGTGGTGCAATACCACAGGCTTGTCATACTAACATACTATTCTCAAGAGATAAGTTAGCAGAGGATGATTACACTAAGAACTCAACACGCATTAGAGTACCTAAGCTAAGAAGAACAGGGCAGACAGGAGAGGGTGGTTGGACATACTTTAACCCTGAAACTGCTAGGCTAGAGAAAGGTGTTAATCCTGATGTGGGCGGATGGAATAATGACGCAGACTTTTAGTTGCGACATAGAAACTGATGGTATAGAAGCCACTAAGGTGTGGTGCGTAGCAGTGCAAGACATATACACCGAAGATACACAAGTATTCTATGAGTCTAAAGACTTTAACGAGTGGATAGACTCACAGACTTTAGTGTTTCATAATGGTATAGCATTTGACATTCCTGTACTTGCAAGACTATGGGGTACTGACTTCGGTAACACAACAATAGAGGACACACTGATACTCAGTCAGCTAGACAGTCCACGCAGAGAGGGTGGTCACTCACTAGCTAACTGGGGTGAGTACCTAGGATACCCTAAGGGAGACCATGAGGACTGGTCAAAGCTAAGTGATGAGATGGTTGAGTATTGTTTAAGAGATGTAGAGATAACAACTAAAGTCTACAAACTCATGAAGCAAAAGAGATTAAGTGAGGATGCCAAGCAATTAGAGTATGCCACTAAAAGACACTGCTCTTGGCAAGAGAGGACAGGTTGGCTCTTTGATGAGCGAGGTGCGATAGAGATATTACAAGAAGTAAACGATGACCTACGCAGTACAGAGGAAGAAGTACATAAAACATTCAAGCCCCTACCTGTATGGAAAAGCAAGAAACCAGTGGAGCAGAGATTTAAGAAAGACTTCACTAGAACCAAAGGCTATCAAGCAGAGGTTGAACTCGAGTGCCATACCAATGAAGAAGGTGACTATGGTTACTGGGCATACCCTGAACTAAACTTAGGCAGTAGGCAACAGGTGGGTAGACATCTTATGCACTATGGTTGGAAGCCTGAGGTGTTTACTGAAACTGGCAGACCTAAGGTTGACGAGTCCACACTCAAGGATGTAGAGATACCTGAGGCACAACTCATTGGTAGATACCTTATGTTACAAAAGAGGCAAGGTCAGATTAACTCATGGCTTGATGCTATAGATGAGAGAACAGGTAGAATACATAGCAGAGTACATACTATGGGAACTGTGACTCACAGGATGAGCAGTAGCAATCCAAACCTACAACAAGTAACTGCTAGTGGCAAAGAGTATGGCTCTGAGATGAGAGCATTGTTTACTGTGCCTGAGGATAAGGTGCTAGTAGGTGCTGACCTCAGCGGACTAGAACTTAGATGCCTCGCCCACTATATGAGAGATGAGAACTATACACAAGAGATACTAACAGGTGACATACACACTGCCAATCAGAAGTCAGCCGGACTAGACACAAGAGATAAGGCTAAGACATTTATCTATGCATTCCTCTATGGTGCAGGTGATAAGAAGATAGGTAGTATAGCAGGTGGCGGTATAGAAGAAGGCAAGGTACTTAAGAAAAACTTTCTTGATAATACACCTGCCCTTAAAGTACTCAGGGAAAGAGTAGGCAAGGCATCAGACAAGGGATACCTCAAAGCATTAGATGGCAGACACGTCAGAGTTAGGAGCGAACATGCCTCACTTAACTTTTTACTACAAAGTGCGGGTGCTATAATAAGTAAGAGAGCATGGGTTATTTTTCACTCGCTTGCACTACACCTAGAGTACAGGCAACTGGGTGTTATACATGATGAGATACAACTGGAGTGTAGTCCAGAGGATGCAGATGAGATTGGTTCTTTGGTTGTTAAGGCCATGGAGCAGACAACAGATTATTACAAACTAAACTGTCCAATAACTGGAGAGTATAAAATAGGGAGAAGTTGGAATGAAACACATTAAAATTACAAAAGAGAATGTTAACTTGGCTAATTCAATGTCAAGTGATATGGGTATTTTAAATAATTCAATAACACAAGGAAAAGGAAATGTAATTGGATTTCTAGGTGAGATTATTGTAGCAAAGGAACTAGGAATTTCCTTGAACAATACTTATGATTATGATTTAGTATTTAATAACAAAAAAATAGATGTAAAAAGCAAGAGGGTAACATCAGCACCTAGAGAATATTATGAATGTTCTGTAGCTGACCTGAACACTAAACAAAAGTGTGACTTTTACGTTTTTACCCGAATAAAAAATGATTTGTCAGAAGGATGGATACTAGGCTACCTAGAAAAAGAAAAGTATTTAGCAGACTCAAAGTTTTTAAAGAAGGGGAGTATAGACCCTGACAATAATTGGAAAGTTTCAACAGACTGTCATAATCTACCTATAAGCAAATTAAAGGACATAGAAGAATTAGGCAAACATGAAGGATAACGAAATTAAAGTGCAATGGAATGAGAGCAGAGAGAAAGACAACATCAATCCTGAGCATTACACACAAGGGATAGAGTGCATTGATTATATCACTTCAAAAAACATGAGTTTTCTGGAAGGCAATGTGATAAAATATGTAACTCGATACAAGATGAAGAATGGATTAGAAGATTTAAAGAAAGCACAATGGTACTTAAATCGGCTAATAGAAATTACAACAAGAGAGGAGTAAGAAAGTGGAAAAGAGTATAAATACTATAATACCTGATGTGTATGAGGTGATGAAGTCAAAGGATTATTCCGGAGACCTAGACACTATCGCTATGCAATGTGGTAGAGAGGTTGAACAGGCAATTAAGAATGCCTTTGAGCCTTATGAACAAAAGAAAGACCTGAGAATGTCTAGCATTGGTCGTTGTGAAAGGGCGCAGTGGTATACTGTGAAGGGGTACACACCTGAGGAGATAGATGGGAGTGTGTACCTTACCTTTCTACAAGGTCATGTGTTAGAAGCCATGCTTGTGGCTCTGATTAAACTATCAGGACACGCAGTGACAGACCAACAAAAGAAACACACAGTAGAGGGAGTCAATGGCTCACAAGACTGTACTATTGATGGTGAGTTAGTAGACATTAAGACTGCTAGTGCATGGTCTTGGGATAATAAATTTACTGAGGAAGGTATCAAGGATGATGGCTTTGGCTACATCAAACAACTATCGGCCTATGGTAAAGGAGACAAAAGAAAGCATGGTTACTTCCTTGCTTTAAATAAAAACAAATCAACTCTCAAGCTGTGCAAACAGGAACTTGAACAAGATGTAGATACTTTTATTGTCGACCTGAAAAATAAAATGGAGTCGGATACACCGCCTATGAGAATAGCTAACGCTACTACTATGACTAAGTCAGGAGAGGAGAAGCTATGCATGACCTGTGCATTTTGTGGATTCAAAGAGGACTGTTATGGTAGCTTAGATGCCAGACCTATTCCTTCAGGCAAGATAACTAATTATTTTGTTGACAATAAAGGAGCAAGTTTTTGAAGCTACTACCAGAGTTGAAGGCTTTTATCTCTGCAACTTATGACACCTGTTTAATCTGTGATGAGTTAGAGATAGAGCCTGATGAGTTACTTGATGCATTTGAAGGTAAACTTATTGAGAAGAAAGATAGATTCTTAGAGGACTTTGAGGAGACCGAATGGAATACATAGAGATAAGCCTAGCTTTTATGTTACTAGGTGCAGTTGCTATTTACTTTACACACAAGAGAGCATACGACAAAGGAATAACAACAGCAATACTACTACATAGAAACGGAAGATTAAAGTACAAAGATTATTATGATGAGAATGGCGATAAGATGGTTGACATTGAAATCGCACCACTAGAGGATGATGAATGAACACACTACCAAATGACTACCAAAATTTTATAGCACTGAGCAGATACGCTAGGTGGCTACCTGATAAAAACAGGAGAGAGACATGGCAAGAGACAGTTGCTAGATACTTCGATTTCATGGAAGAACATTTAAAAGAAAATACTAACCAAGAGTTAGTACCTAAGACTCGTAAGATTCTTGAAGATGCAGTGCTTAAT